CCAGATACTTTAGTTAATGAAACTACTGAACCAGATGGTGAAGAAACAGCATTACGCTGACCAGCTGTATCGGCACGAACTACCAACATTGCGTTAGTATAAGCTAGGAAGTTGGCGGCAGTAAAGAAAGATGTGCAGTTTAGATCATTTGGTTGACCGAAACGATTTACTAGATCATTTTCAGAAACCACTGAAGTTGGGGACATAACTGGACCCCATTGGAATGCGCCTACAAAAGCACCAACAGAACTAGATACTGAAGGAACGATTGCTGAGAAATCTTTTTCTACGACTGCAACGCCTGGAGATAATTGGAAAGGCATTGTAATTCTCCTTGTTAATAAGTTTTACTTTAGACAGAAATTCGTGTCTACCATTTATTTAGTTTTTATTGGTTTTCTCAAAAATTAAGTGGTTCTTTATCGTCATTTCCATCATCATAGAACCCAAAGGGAGTAAGTTCATCTTCAATTGCTTGAATCTGTTTCTCATACATAATAGTTCTTAGGTTTATGTTATTTAGGTCTTTAAAATAAGGCTGAGTTGTAAGCCAACCGAAAAGAACCAAAGGCATAACCAAGTCATCATGATATCCCTCGTCTGCTTCATACGAACCTTTTTTCTCAATAAAAGTAGAGATTTCAGAGATCGTATCCGCATCAGTAATTAATAATTTATTCTCTTCAACCAAAGATTTGAAGTTGTGACACCCAATTCGTTTAATCTTTTTATCAGTGTTAACTCCTAATTGGGTTTTACCCCCACCGAAACCAGCACCAACATATTGCCCTTGTGTGTGACGATTAACAAACAATATATTCTCGTATTCTAATTCATTATACAAGATATGGGCAACTTGTTCGCTAACATTTATCTCTAACAAGAGATATGCTTCATTATATTCTTTACCTACTTTATACAGTATGTTTGGATATAACAAAGGACTAATATCATTTTTTCTATATTTTGCAACAATTCTATATGGTGCTTCAGTAATATCAACCACTTGGAAAGCAGAATAGTCACCACCAACACCTTTTGCTACGTCAGCCACTAAACAATATGTATGACCTTTTTGTGGTCTTACATAAACATCTAATCCATCTTTTTCATAGATTCTAGGATCAATTGACATCTTGGCAATAATATCAGCACTAATCAAAGTTAAACTAGAACCAAGGAACTTACAAGCAACCTCTTGATTATATTTAAGTTCACCAAGCATTGCTTTCTGTTCAGCTGCCCATTTATCATCACGTCCAGGGATTTCCCAATACGGAATAAACAAAGCAGTAAAACCATTACGTCCGTTTTCAGCATCATTCCAAAATTTCCAGAAATGATTATATCCAAGTGGTGTTGAAGATAAAAGAATCTTTGTTGTTTCACCAGCAGAAATAGTTGGGTAAACAGAAGTAAAGAATTCTTCAGCTACGTTATTAGGAATAATCGCAGCCTCGTCAACATAAAGTAAATTAACAGATTTACCACGAATACCAGAAGTAGATGTGGCAGCTGTAAATACCTTTGAACCATTTTCTAGTTCTACGTCACCTTTATTCCAAGTAGTAACACCTTGTTGCATCCACAAAGGAAGCATCTCATACATGGTTTGGTAACGATTTAAAACTTCTCTTGCAGCAGTTGCTTTGTTGGCCAAAATAGCAACTTGTTTATTTGCTTGAAATAATGTATACCAAAGAATATAAGCAGCAGAGGCAGTAGTTTTACCTTGCTGACGTCCTTCCATAAGGATAACACGTCTATTATTATGGATTACATTTAATTTATTCTTCTGACAATCATACAATTTAAACAACTGCAGACCATAATCAAGAGTAACGATATAACAATAATTCTCAATAAAGTAAATATAATCTTGAGCACATTTCATGTACTCTTTAATATTATCCTGTGTAAAATCAACTACTACACCTGCTGCTTTTAAGTTCGCATTCGAATTATATATTTCTGCCATTTATAATCCTTGGCCAGTCCACTGCTCCGAAGTAACTGTTGCGGTAGTCACATCACCTTGCGCCACATATGCCCTATTAGCACCAGTAGCTTCATTCTCTCCAATATTAGCATTAACCTGAGTAATAACACCCTGACCAGAAACTGGACCATAAAGGTTAAGTTTCATTTCAAAATTAAGCGTATGAGTAACAAATCTTCTATCAGTAAAAGATCCATCGTATTCATCAACAACTGAAACACTATTTAAAATAATAGGAACATCCATGGTAATACCCATTTCAGGTACCATGTTAATTTGAAGTGTATATTCTGGTGTAAAAGTAGGAAGGATCTGCTCAATAATCTGCATTCCATCTTCCTGTGTTTTAGTTATAACATAAAGAGATAAATCTAAGTTATAAGGAACAGGAGTATATACAGTTGGTTTTGTTGAATTAGAAGCGTCAGTTTTAATTTGTTGCATTCTATTTAATTTACGAGATGAATCATAAACATAACCAATAATCTCAAATGACATTCTTGGCAAGGAAACCATAGTAACATTATTTTCAATATCAGGTTGTTGGTCTAAACGAACTAACCATTTTTCTTTTGGCGCATAAGAAAGCGGAACTTGTAAACGCTGAATAGTATCACCATTAACAGAGTCGCCTTGTTTACGATCAATATAAATGTCGCTGAATAAACGACCGAACGCAACGATCGCTTTTCTTATTGAACCATGATAATAAACATTTCCATCAAGCATTGTTTATTTCTCCGAATGGATTAAGCTCATCAAAATTTAATACCCCTGTTGCTGCAGATTTAAAGGCATCATTTTCACCAAATCCGTCAGAAGACTTATTAATATCAATATCAAGAGTTGTCGTTGCAGCAGCTCCAACGCCACTACCACCAACAAAACTAATAATTAGGGCAATTTGATAACCAGTACCAGCATTGGTAAGGTTAATTGCAACAATCTGACCAGCAGTAGTTCCAGATCCTAAAACTGCAGTTGCTGCTGCACCAGTTCCAGAAGAACTTGTAAATGTAACTGTTGGAACAGAAGTATATCCTGTTCCATTATTTGTTAATGTAATAGTATGCACACGACCATGAATATTTCTAGTAGTATTAGTGCTGAATGTTTTAAGAGATTCAAAATTATCCACTTCAGCGATACCAGTATCAATTCTTTCTGAAGAGTACTGGAACAATTCAACTTGTAATTTGTAAACATAAAGTTTACCAAGTTGATAGAATGGATCTTGATGTTGAACAAATTTAATTTCAAACAATCCACCAGTAAGTGGGAAGTAAATTAAATCACCTTCATTTGGTCTATCAGGAACAGTTGTTACGCCATAACGACCAACAAACTGACCCCAACGTCTACGAGCAACAACTAAAGTTGCAGACTGTTCAATCATTAAACCAAATTTCTGAATAAATGCACCTTGACCAGAAAACGAGTCTACGTTCTCAAAATACATTTCAATAGGAAATGCAGTTTTAAATTGAGAAAGGCGATCTTCACCTAGAACATTATCCTTAGAAACTAAGGATCTTGGAATGTAAAAAACTTCATTACCATAAATCTTTAACGATTCAATGATAATGTCTTCAATCAGGAATTGCTCGTTTTTAGTTCCCTGAGAAAAATATACATTTACGGTGCTCATTTTATCCTAAGAAGAATTCTAATGGGGCTGATTTATTTTGTAGTTCGTCTTCTAAGGTTTGTATTTCTGTCATGGCTTCTTGATATAATTTATCGCCATCTAATGTTACGCCACCTGGAAGTTGAAGTCCTGTAAATTTCTTTAGGTTAGTACCCCATTGACGTTTAAATTGAGCAGTGCAATAACGCTTAATCCAGTTTTCATTCCAAACTTTAGAGAAAGCAGCTGGATCTAAAGCACGATATGCTTGAACAATAATATAGTCACCAAACTGAATATCAGTTGCCCAGTTAATATCTAGGTATAAACGATTTTGTAAACGATTAAAACGATAAAGCGTATGACCATTTAACTCTAAATCTAATAGAGCCAGATGAGACATAACAGTTTTGTAGTAAATAATTGATGTAGATGTTAAATCGTATAGGTCATTCAAACGCAATTGATATTGTAAATCAAAAATATTCTTAGATGATGAAGCCTGACCTATACTTAAAACTTTTTGAACACCGTATACTGAGTCATCAATATCAATATATTTTTTATCATATTCACCAAGAACGCATGGGGATCCTGAACCAAGAGTAGCAGTTACACCAAGTCCGCTAATAATAGTTTCACCAGCTAAAAATGTTCCGACCACATTTTTAACCATTAGGTTATTGCCTGATGACGCAGCAAAATTTTCTCTAGTAACTGTTGCAACAGCAAGAGAAGTTTGACCTACTACCTGATCTTCTAAACCAAATGATGAAGCATTATTAGTAGTAAGAGTTATAGTGGAAGCATGAATTTGACACTTAAGATATACTTGTTCGATACCTTCGTAGTGATATAGACGCCAGTAATCTAGCACCTGATCAATACGATCTTCTAACTGATCATCATCTACGTTAATCTCCAAAACTGGAGCACCTAGATCTCTGAGGCAGTATTGCTTTAGATCTTCTCTAGAAGCTGGGATTGCCATATATTATACCTTGAATGCGATTGATTCGCCTTTGATAGCAGAGGTTCCAGAAGAACAAGTAGCGTAAACAGTTAATGTACCACCAGAAATAGATGCTGTAAACGTAGTGTTAGTTGTTGCTGTTTGAACTTCTATACCAGCCAAATAGTTTTCAGATAAAGTTACGTTAGTTCCATCATGAACAAACATCAAACGAAGAACTCTGTATGCAGTTCCATTAACAACTTGCATTTCAATAACACCAGAACGATACGTTGCTGTTGCGAAAGTAGTAATAGCAGTTGCAGTTGATCCAGAAGTAGAACCAGAGAATGATTTTCTAGTTCTAATCGTATCGTCAAAAGTAGAAACTGTAATAGTATTAACTACAGTTTCATTGTTTACTGTTGTAGTTGTACCATTGATTGTAAGGTTACCAGTAACTGTTAAGTTATTATTAACAGTAGTAGTACCAGTACCCGCACCAATAGAAACTGTAGTAGCTGAACCACCAATATTAAGAGTAGTCGCTACTGTATTAAATAAGTTCTGAGTAGTTTGTGTTCCAAGAACAGTACCAGTCGCTTCTAAGAAACGAGAGTAGTTCATACCAGCAACTTTTAGTGCAGCATTACCAGCAGAGTTCTTAGCAAAGAATTCTAATTCACCGTTGGATGCACCAGCAGAAGTTTCTGCTCTAATGTAAGTATATTTGTCAACAGAAGATACACCACCTAATGAAGACCATGCGCCAGAAGAATACCCTTCGAAAGAAACTTGATCCGTATTATAACGCATCATACCAGCAGATGGCGATCCTGGACGTTGAGCAGTAGTACCAACTGGAATCAACCAATAATTTGTGCCAGTTGCAGAAAGTACATCTAAACCAGCAACGCTAGTAATTGTTGAGCCAAGAGAAACTGAACTAGAACCAATAGTAACCTGACCAGTTGCCCAAGTAGGAGCATAACCAGCACCAGCAGATTTTAAGAATGTACCAGATGCACCAGCAGTAATAAAAGTAGTAGTACTTACGTCAGACTGAATAATTAACTGACCCGCAGAACCACCATTAATATTATTTGCTGAAACAGCAGTAGTTGCAGTACCAGCTGAGATAGAAGAAGCAGCAACCCAAGTAGGTGCACCAATACCACCAGAAACAAGAAGTTGTCCAGAAGTACCAGAAGCAGTAAGAGCAAGACCATTAGAAGTAGAATAAGCAACAGAACCAGCATTTGCTGTAATTGCTGAACCAGTACCACCATATCCTAAACCAACAGCAGTACCAGTCCAAACAGAACCAGTACTAAAGGTTTTATTTAAAGCAGTTTGAACTGCGTTTGCGCTTAATAATGCGTTACCACCAGCAGTTGTACCATCATGGAGACGCAATACGTTAAGTGTTGAGTCAACAGATAATACTCCTGCTGCTCCAGTGAACGCATTGTTCTGTGTGGTAGTTCCTCTTCTAAATTGTACTTGTGTTGACATGTTATTCCTCTATTTTCTCTATTTATTATGCTTGCGCTTCTGTCCAGAATAAGTTGACAATTGGATTCGCAGCAGTTGTAGTACTGTTGTTTTTAATTACAACTGCCAAAACGTCTGGACCGTCAGGGAAGTTACTATAACCACCAATTACTGAGTTACCAAATTCTTTCAAGTTGGATAAGTCAATAGAAGCGAAACCTCCTGGCTGTCCAAGTGTACCAAATAACTGTTCGCCTGGAGTAGCAGCAGTTGCTGAACTTGTTGAAATTTGTGCAAAAGAAGGTTGTGAACCTAATGCAGTTGTGTTTACGTTTGTCCATGTTAATGATGATGCATCGGTATTACCTGGATTTAAAATACCAGTAACAGTAACTGATTGGTCAGACTGAATTTGTAATGATTGCAGCAATAATTGCGCACGATTGACAAGATCTCTATCTCCGAAAACTCCAGCAATTGAGTTAGAAACAGAAGGTGCTAGACGTAGGTAGAACGCTGTTACCGATGCATTGGCTGCTAAATTAGTAACCTGTTGTTGATAGTTAAAGTAGTAACCACGATCGTTATCAAACTTACCATCAGTAATATAAGAAGAACCCCAGTGGTTAACAACAGGAGAAGCAGTACAAGAAACTAATGTTACCGAATTAAATCCATTGCCAACCGCATGGATTCCTGCTGCGCCACCAGTAAATGTTTTATTAGATCCACCGATAAAGAATGTCATCGATGCACCACGTGTTAAACCAGTTAATTGATTACCAGAAACACCAGTATAATTAATCAATTCATTTTCAACTAAAACTGTTCCGCCACTTGTTGGAAATCTTAAAGCATCATTTAATGTTAATGTAGTATCAGTGCTTGTCATACTTGCCATTAAACGATCAGCAGCAGATTCATTGATGGCTTGGTATCGAGCAACCATGTTACCAGAACGCATGTAAGCAGAATCGTTTACGTTATTTTGTTTCATGCGGTGAACAAGAATCATGTTACCATCAGAACCACGGCACATAAAATCAATAAAACCAGCACCATACCAAGACCAGCTAATACCCAACATCTGCATTTTATTAACAGAGATTTGATAACCAGAAATACCAGTACCATCAATTTTATCAATATTAAATTGAGATTGTGGGTAACGAGTATCAATTGTTAAAGATAATTTAATAAGACTTGATGCATTAATACCACGATATGGTGGATTAACTGTCATTGATGTATCACTTGTGATAGCATTAACTTTATATGACATACCACGAATAACTACGTTATCACCAACTTTTAATTGTTGAGTAAAACGAGTAGATGTTCCAGTTACAGTTTGTGAGCCTGGAGTTACTGAAACGAATCCTGATGTTTGAAAAACTGAGGCACGTTTAACAACTGCTAATTCTCGCCCATCAAATTCCCAGAATAATCCATTTTGATCATCAAACGTACCACAACGAGTAGTTGCGCCATGCCAGTTAGTAACTGTAACACGTGGAAGATTTGTCAACACTGAAGAAGCAGAACCCAATGGAGTTGTTGCTGCAATAGTAAATTGGTTTTCAGAAACTACACCAGTAACACCATAAGTTCCATTATATCCTGCAGTAACAACACCTGAGATAACAATTGTTGCGCCAGCTTGAATACCATGGTCAACTTCAGTTGAAACAGTAATTACAGAACCAACTGTTGTTCCGTTTGCAGAAATTTGGTCAAGGTTAAGAACTGGGTTAAACAAAACACCAGAAGTCCACATAATACCTTTACCAGATTGGTAACGGATATATTTCTTAGTCTGACGAGATATAGAAGCACCATGACTTGAAACGAAAGTTCCCAAGTTAATACCACCATCAAATGGTCTGTGCTGAACGAACGCATCAGAACGAACGTGGGAAGTTATTGATAT